AGATGTTTGACAGAGTCAAACACCTTTTTCTGCCGTTTTGTCAACAGCACGCTAGACTGTGGGCCCAGATTCTTACAAATGTCAAGGAAATTGTCGTTAGACATCTTCCTCCATTTGTAAGAAGGAATTACTTGATTGGGTAAGATTACTTTCCCAGCAAACTCCGCAAGGAGATGACTGGATAGACTCTTACTCGGAGACCAAGGACAATTAGCAGATTGGAGAAATCCAATATACTTTTTGTATAAGGTATCATCAAGTATCACGACATCATCACCAACAATGAAGAATTCATAGTTCCACTCTTTTCCCAAAAGGAATGAGAGTAAGAGACCATGAGTCAATGTAAACATACCGAAACTTGGATATAATCCAAGTGGTTGGCCACGTTTCCACTGTAGATCACCCATCTCAGATTTCCATCTAAGACGTGAGATTTCTTCAATGAGTTTGATATCGAGCAGATCACCAAATAGACACCTAAGTGTTTCCAATTGCAACCCGAGAGGGAAGTAATCGGTAGCACCGGTTAAATCTATTGAATGAACTGTCTTTCCTACTGACAAGGATCTCTGGATCCAAGGTATCGCTTTCGATTGATCGAAAGTACAATCCCATTCAAGCTTCTCAACGATACGATAAATCGCATCACCGATAGGTTTGAGTGCCAACTGATGAATCCGGTAAGGAGAAGCGATTGCTCGCAACTTCAAACCAGGTTCTTGTAGGAAGTGAACTTCACCTCCATACAGATGTTTATCAGGATTGACTGTCGATCTGACGAGAGGACCCTCGATGCCGAAGACTACAGGAGCATAAAGCTCATTGTATTCCCAAGCAAAGAGGTAGTTTTCCTTTCCATTAGCATATTGCATTTCTGCAAAAATGTTATCAGATTGGCGAACACGTTTATTACTATGGAATTGAGGGGCCCACTTTTCAGTGGAACCAACATAACCAAGTAATGAATTTCCTCCTCGTTGTACTTGCTGATGGGGTATAATACCCATCACGTGATGGGAGTAATGGTAGAGGAACTCTACGGTAATACCGTCGGGTTCTTCACAATTAACTCCAGTTGCAAACTTATTAAATTGTGACAATGTCACATTTTCATGAGTAAACAACGATCCGATGTTTAAAGCTTGCAAAACAAGGTTAAATCTCTTACGAGACTTATTCTCATTTGTTTGCTTGAAACACCATCTCATCACAGAGCCAAAAATCCCGTATGGGAGATTATCTGAGTTCTTACGAACCCATGTCATCTCGGACGGTAGACCTGCCTTACGGCGGATCAGTTCCAGTTTAAAGGCTTTGAGCCTAGAAACTGTCCATTCTGGCCCATTAGATCTCGCCCAAAAGAATGACAGATCCACAAGTGGATTTATCATCTGATGGGGTAGACCTATGGCTGCAAGGCGATGCCTAGCTCCTCTCTCTAACTGACTCAACTCA